TTTGCCTATGTAGTTAGAATTGCGTACAATTCAGTCGGAGAGCAAATGGGGCACGGCAAAGTATCGCTGCCCCATTTTTCTTTGGTGCCCAACTATGGCGCGATCCGATCTCGACGTCCCAACGGGACCCCAGCTTCACCCGCAACTGGGCAGCCAGATAGACCTTCTGGACGCCCGGGCCTTCTGCGATGAGGTGTTCTGCGGGGGTTCCCGGGGCGGCGGGAAAACGGTAGGCCTCCTGTTTGACTACCTGGCCGGCGTCATGGAATACGGCCGGGGTTGGAAAGGGGTGCTCTTCAGGCGGCACTTCTCAGAGTTCGACAGCATCATAGATGTCACCAATTACGTGTTCAAGAAGGCCTATCCCAAGGCGAGGTTCCGAGAGGGGGACTACATGTGGACGTTCCCCAACGGGGCCACGCTCATTTTATTTCCGGTCGAGAAGGACTCCGACATCGACAAGTTCATAGGCCGCGATTTCCAGTGGTGTGGATTTGATGAGCTGCCACAATTCCCCTCGCCACGGCCGTATCTGCGGATGATGGGTTCTATTCGGGCGTCGAGCAAGAAGGTCTTCTGTCGGGTAAGGTCTACGGGCAACCCGGGTGGTCCCGGGATCGGGTGGATCAAAAGACGCTTCCAGATCCCCGACAACCCCACCGAAGAACTGGCCGGCATCAACCACGTCTATCAGGAATTCCCCGACGGCTCAAATCGGATGTTCATCCTCTCTCGATACGAGGAGAACAAAGCCCACCAAGCCCTGGACCCCCGCTACCGCATGAGACTCAACACCGCCGTTGAGGGCGATGAGCAACTGCGCAAAGCCTGGATAGACGCCGACTTCAGCGCCCTGTTCGGCCAGTTCTTCGGGATGTTCGACAAGAGAATTCACTGCGTAGACCCCCTGGACATCCTGCCGAACGGGACGGTGCCTGCCTACTGGAGGGTCGAGGGGAGCCTGGACTACGGCGAAAACTCCCCGACGGCATTCGGACTGTGGGCCACGAACCCTGAGGGTGTGAGCTACATGGTCGCGGAGTACTACGAGGCCGGGGGGTGGGTCAGTGAGCACGCCGGTGGCATCAAGGACTTGATCGTCAACTGCCCCTACACGAAGGGTAGGAACCCGGAGAGAGTGTGGGCGGATAGCCAGATATTCTACACCCGCGCCTCAGCACAGGCGGCGAGCATGAACAAGATGGTGTCCGACGTGTTCAGGGCCGAGGCGGGGCTGAAGCTCAAGCCCTCGAACAAGGACAGGGTCTCCGGCTGGCGCCTGATGAAGAACCTGCTGGCGTGGAAGAAGGATCAGAACGGCGAACTGGTGAGAAAGCCCAAGTTGTACTACTTCCCCGAGTGCAGCAACTTCGAGTTCGAGATGGAGAACGCCGTGTACTCCGAGACGGGCAACCAAGAGGACATGGACAGCAAGTGCATCGACCACCAATTAGACGCAACAAGATATTACACCATGGGCTCGAAGAAGGGTCACGTCCAGACGAAGCCTGAAGTTGTGACGGGTCTGGAGTTCTCCTACCAATTCAACAAACTGAACAACGCGCGCCGCGGCATTCGTGGCAGGAAGACCGCGCCCGTCGTCACGCAGCGCAAGCTGATAATGCCTGATCGGATGGTCGCATGATCGAATACGAGGGGTATCCCACCGACGACGAGGGGCGGGCTCTGTTCTGGAACAGGCAGATCGAATATGCCCTGACGTTCTACAAGCCCTATTTCGACGCTGGCGATGAGCTGACGCGGATATACGATGCCCGTGGTGGCACGGACCGCGAGGTATCTCTGGACATCGCCGACTCCCTGACGGGGCGTGTGCGCAACGGGATCATGTATGCCTGGGTGGACCAGACGATCTCGAACCTGCAGAACAGGAACCCGGTCTTCAAGGTGAAGGGGTCGAACAAGTTCTCCGTGAACGGCGCCCCCGTCGCGCAGGCGGTGACGAACTACCACTACACCGAGACGGAGCAGTTCTACCACGACGAGAGGTGCTTGCTGGACTCGGTTGTGAATATCTGGGGCGTGAAGAAGCTGGGGTGGAGCTCGCGCTTCATCGACAAGGAGAAGCTCGACACCACGGACCTGGCTACGGGCGAGTATGTGCAGGACGACCCCGAGCAGGCGGCATACCAGGTGGCTGGCGGCACGCCGATCAAGCCCATGGAGTATCAGGACCATGACGCCATGATCGAGGCCGCCGTCAAGCTGCTTCAAGACCCCACGCTGGATGCGACGATCAAAGACGTGATGCTCAAGCCGTATATCGAAGTCCACAAGACGATGCTGGAGAGGCCGACGCCGGAGCAGAACGTCACCATCCAGTATGACGCCCCCTACGGCGTGCGGTGGCATCCCAAGCGGTTCCTCATGGACCCCTTCAACGAACACGGCCTTCTGGACGCGCGATGGATAGCCTTCGGGTGGTCCATGCCCATCCCCGATGTGATGTCGCATCCCAAGTTCAAGAACCTGGACTGCCTGACGGACGCAAACGTCCACCAGTTTGAGGGGGCGCCAAACCCCGACGACCGCGTTGGCTTCGATGACTTCGGGTACATCAGCGGCTGGGAGATATACGCCCGCAACTTTCCCGTCTCCAGAACGCGGCGTGCCGACCTGAAGGTCACCGTGGTTCCCGAGTGTGACAAGCCCCTGGAGCATGACGAGAAGTGGCCCTTCACGTTCATCGAGGACTACCCCTGCAGCCTCCTGACACTGCAGACGAGCGTGGACAACTTCATAAACAAGCCCCAACTCCACCTGGCGGGCTCGGACTCCACGCAGCTCCTGGTCAACGAGTTCATGGACGCAACCTTGGGGGAGATCAGGAAGCAGAAGCACCTCGTCTTCTACGACAAAGACCTCTTCGAGGGGGTGGCGGAAGGAGACTTCACGGCGGTACTGAATGCCCCGTCCGGCACAGCCTTCGCCGTCGAGGGGCTTGCGGAAATCCGTGGCAAGGCCGTGGACATAATGCCGGTAAGCCAGGTGCCGAACGATCGCACGGCGATGATCAACATGATCCTGGGCATGAACGACAGGGCCGCAGGGACACCCCAGCCCACGCGCTACCTGTCTCCCGACTCCGCGACAGAGGCGGCGATCATCGAGAAAAGAACGGCATCCCGGGAGAACAAGAGGGCCGAGGCATTTAAGAAGTTCCAGGTGGACACGGCCCGCAAGTTCTGGCAGCTCGTCGCCGAATTCAGACCGGAGCGCACATACCTCATCGACCCGCGCGCGGACCTCTACCTGCCCGTGACGGAGGAGATGGCTCAGGGGGAGTTTTCGTTCAGGATCGACGTTTCCGGCCGTGCAGAGTCCCAGGCTGTGGAAGCGAAAAAATGGAACGACCTCCTGAATTTGATGGTGGGGATCACGCCGACGCTGATGCAACTGGGCTTCCCGCCGCCGAACCTGATGGAGATCGTCGAACGTCTTCTGGTAAACGGCTACGACGTGCAGGACGTGGAGTCCATACTTCCGGGCTTGGAGCAGGACCCCGCCATGGCCGTGGCTATGCAAGATCCCATGGCGAGGCAGGCGATCGTCGATCATCTTGGCAACTTGAAAGGTGGCGGTGCCGCTCTGACAGGGGGAGGCCCCGGACCCATCAACCCGCAGCAGTTCGCGGCAGGACCAGCAAACCAACGGCCGGAGGTGGAGCCGGGGAGGCCGGCGATCGGTGGCTAAGCACACACTCAAAAGCCTGCTGAAGAAGAGGGCCAAAGTCGCCACGGTGATGCACGAGTTCAAGGCCGGCAAGCTACACTCGGGGAGCAAGAAGGGCCCCAAGGTGAAGAGCAGGAAGCAGGCGATTGCGATCAGTCTCAGTGAGGCTGGCCTGTCGAAAGGGAGGAAGAAATAATGCCGAAATTCGACTATCAGTGTCCCGACTGCCAGCGCACCGAAGAGCACTGGGTTGACTTCGAGGTTCGGCGGACGCCAAGGCCCTGTCCCTGTGGGTCGTTCATGGAGTGGCAGTTCCCGCTCAATTTTGAGATCGCCGGCTTCGAGCCCTTCTACCACGAGGGCTTGGGTATGGACATCAACGGCCCCCGGGAGTTGAAGCAGATCCTGAAAGCCAACGGCATGGTGGAGGCGGGGGACAAGGTCGGCGGCGCCCGGAATGAGGAGAAGTCGGTACATGCACAAAAGCTAGACAAGCAGCCCCTGCAGGGGATAAGTCTGTCGGACCTGCAGAGAAAACGGGAGAGACAGAAGGAGATCGGCGACAACATGCGCGTAGGTGCCGTGACGCCGGACGGCAAGAGGCTGGAGCCACGCAAGCTGTCGGACTATCCGAACGCAAGATAACAGGGAGGCACTATCATGGCAGAAGAGACGACGCAAGCCGCCGCAGTTGTGGAGACCCCGGATGTAGCCGATCCCATCGGTGCAGCATTCGACGCATGGGAAGCGGCACAGCCGGCCGTCCAAGACGACGACGAGACTGCAGAGTCCGACGCTGAAGAGCCCGAAGCGGAGACGGAGCCTTCAGAAGGCGAGGAAGTCGAAGAACCCGCACCTGAGTTGAGCCAAGAGGCTCAAGACCTGGCAGCGGCACTTGGAGACGCACCCGCCGGCACGGACACCCTATTCCGCGTTCTGAAAGAAAATAACCCAAAACTCGAAGCACATTTCCGCAACCTGCAAAAGCTGTACACACAGAGCAGAGACCCGAACCTGGTGCCGCCGGAAGTCAAGGCCCTCCAGGAGAAGGTGGACGCCTTGACGGCGCGGCTTGAGAAGCCACAGGCAGCACCCGAAGAGACTGACGAGGACGACCTTGGCATTGACGAGGAGCAGATGGCGACCTTCGAGAAGGTGGCCAAGAAGCTGGGCTTCGTGAAGGCCGACGACCTGGAAGCCAAAGAGACGGCAAAAGCCACCACGGAGCAGCAGGCACGCCGCCAGGGGCTCATCAGGTCGGCAAACAAGGAGGCCGTAGAGGCATACGGCACCGACTTCGCCGTGCTCGACGAGAAGACAGGCGACATCGCGGTTGACGCGCAAGGCATTCCAAAGTCCCCCTACGCCGCCGACTTGGCGGCGAAGCTCGCAGAGATCAACGCACGGGGCACCATCACGTGGGGGGAGCTATACCATCTGGCCCGGTCCAAAGACCTCGAAACAGCAGCATATGAGAGGGGCAAGGCGGAAGGCATCGCCGAAATCACGGGCGAGAAAGTGGAACGCGTTCGCAAGCGCAGTGGCGCCGTCACTGTCAGCAGCTCCAGAATAGTAGCCGCGTCACCCCGCATCAGGTACGTGCCCGGGGAGACAAAGCGCGAAGACGTAGAGAAACAGGCTCTGGCAAAAGGCTTTGCAGCTGCGGGACTTGCTTAGACACAGGAGTTGAGAAATGGCCAACTACGTACAACTCGAAAGCTCCTCGGCGGGCTTGGCGTACCAGACGCTGCTCACAACCTCCCACATGGCGATGCTGTCCAGTGGCATGGTTCATGACAACGTCTTCAACGCCACCCCGACGTGGAAGTGGTTCAACAGCAAGGGACGCATCAAGTTGGTGGACGGCGGTGAAAGGCTCACCGACGCCATCCTCTACGGGAAAAACGGAACCGCCGGCTGGTACTCCGGCTACGGTTTGCTGAACGTAACACCGCAGGAGGGCGTCACTCGCATTGCCCTCAAGTGGGCGCAGGCGGCCGTGAGCGTCGTGTACTCGGGCTTGGAACTCAGGTCCAATGCGGGCAAGGCGAAGATCACCGACCTCGTGAAGACCAAGCAGGCCCAGGCCGAGTCTTCCCTCATCGACCTGCTGGCTACGGGCCTCTTCTCCGACGGTTCGGTAACGAACCAGATGACGGGCCTCGCCGCCATGCACGAGACAACCCCGGGCACCGCGTCCTACGCTTCCGTGCCCATCGCCAACACGGTGTGGGTGAACCAGGCACAGGCAACGGCAGGCGCCGCCGCCACGAACCTGCTCACCTACATGCGGCAGATTTACAACAAGTGCTCCCAGGGCAAGGGTAACAATGCCTCCGAGCCTGACGGCATCGTCACCACCAGGGCCGTGATCGAGGCCTACGAAGCTCTGCACGCCCCCCTCCTGCGCTATGCCTCGGCAAAGAAGGGCGACATCGGCTTCCGCGACTTCGCCTTCAAGGGCGCCGAGATGTTCTGGGATGCGTACTGCACGAGCGGGGAGACGCACTTCCTCAACTCGGCATCCCAGTCCCTGTGCGTCCATCCGGCCGCCAACCTGGCGCTGACACCCTTCCAGTCCCCGGCGGACCAGCCGGACGGCTTCATCGGCAGCATCATCTGGCAGGGACAGCCCATCACCAACAACCGGCGGAAATCCGGGAAAATTACGGGGCTGACGTAAGCCTGCACAGTGTCACAGCGGAGGTAGTTCATGGCTGAGCCGACTGTTGGTAACGCAACCATCGAGCCGCCGCGCTTGGCGGGCGACCACTGGAAAATCACAGGACAAATCTGCGCTGACAGTACGGCACGTGCCATCAAAATTTGCGCGATGCACCTCCTGTACTTCAACGCTTTCAACAACGACGATGACGACTGCACCATACGCATCGTCACCAACTCGGATGATGGCACGGAGGACACGGCGGCTGGATACGTGTACGTGCAAACCTCCCAGGCCGATGACGACGTCTATCGCTTCGAGGCTGGCGCCTACATGTAAGGAGGATCTATGGCAACACTCACCGCAACACTGGACAACAACTCCCCGAACCTGGCGACGCAGACCATCACGGGGACGTTCGACACAACCGAAAATGGACCGCCAACCGCCGATCAGATCGTCCTGCTGCCCACAACGGGATACATCGACTCGTTCGTGGCAGCATGCGAAGACGGCACCGGCGTCCTCAGAACGAAGTGCAACTACAACTCCTCGAACGTGGCAACGAACGGCACCGTCCTCGTGGAAGCCAACCACATCGCCTCCCTGACATACCGCTTCGTCGCCAAGTTTCGCGGGCTATAAGGAGACACTAACATGCAAATCTCAACCGTAACAGATGCCGCCGACAAGGTCTATGTCGTCGTGCAGAACAACGATGCAACCCAAACAGGAGGCCTCTACCCGGGACAGTGCGTCGAGTGGGTCTCCACAACCACCGACGCGGGACAGGGCTTCTACGTCAGACTGGTCACGGCCGCTTCCGCCAACACCACGGCCGGACTCTCCGGCGCCGTCGTGGCCGGCGTCGTGGATACCACCATCGCCACCGCCGCAAATGGACGCCTCCAGGTGTGGGGCGCCGCAAACGTCAGGGCCTCCGCTTCCATCGACGGACCCGCAATGGTGGTGACCTACAGCATCAACGCCACCAACATCGGGCACGTTGACGCGGCGGCAACCACGACCTTGGTGTCGCCGCAGTACGCAGCGGCAATCGTGGGTTATACTTTGGAGGATGGTCCGAATGCTACCAACTCGACTGTCTTCCTCAAGTGTATCTAGTGTGGTTGGGCAAACGGGCTATGGTCCTCACTCGACGTGAGACCATTCCTTTCGTCTGACAATTCCACTGATGGTGGCCTTATGGACCCCAAACCGATCGCCGAGTTCTGTGAGGGTGCTACCCTCCGCAAAGAGGCGTCGGATTTCTCGGACCTTGTCGGGGTTGAGTTTCGAATTATGATGCCCAGCCCCGACAGGTCTGCCACACTTGGGCTTTGGCCGTTCAGGTATACCAGTCAGATGCTGCCAGTTCTTGCCTTCCAGGATGTGCTGGATGGAGGTTGTCCCAACGGCATACTTGTTGGCGATTCGCTTGTATGTCCAGCCCTCCTCAGTCTTGAGGCGAACGATTTCCAGCACATCTTCTTCCTTGAGCCTCGTCTTCGGATGAGAGAGTCCCTTGGCAGATCGCCCCTTGCTGACTCGATCTGCAACATTGTCAGCGTGGGAGCCACGAACAAGATGGTCAGGGTTGACGCAGAGCGGCGTGTCGCAGGTGTGGAGAACCAAGATGTCAGCCGGAAGCCGCTCGTTGTGCGCCAGTTCCCAAGAAACACGACTGACGGTGTACTTTACGCCGCAGTAAGTGACCCGGCCATATTGGAGCTTCCCTTTGTCATCCGTGGATGGTCCGCGAGTGGCACCAGTCCACAGCCAACACTTGTTTTTCCAAGCTCTAGGGAATTCGGAGCTTGGAATTGAAACCTGAGACCAAAAGCGGCGAACGAAAGCCTCGTCGTATAGCATTGTGCACCTCCGTTGGATATACCCCTAACTGTTGAAGTTGGCCCCAAGCCAACAGTTTAACGTGTACTCAACATAGTATAACCCAATGGCGGTGCACTGTCAATACCAAATCGGGAGGACATTTAACCGGGAGGATGCAATGATTTCAGTAGTAGCGGCGGTGCACAACAGGGCCGAGGATGTTCGGACGTGGCTGAAGAGTTTGGTGAACCAGACGGGTGTGGAGTCGGAGGTCATTCTGGTGAACTACAGCAGCACGGACGGCCTTGAGAAGGCACTGGAGTTGAAGGAGTTGACGTATAAGGAGGTGGTGGTTGACCCGATTCCGGGCGTGGAGGGTTTCCCCGAGGC